TTTTATAACCGCGCCGTGGAGCACACCGATCCTGAATGCGAGGTTACCCGTTCTCTTGAAAACACGATTGTTCCACCGCATTGCAATGTTATCGGCAATTCGGCGGCCGGTGACCGGATCATCAACGCGCTGTGCGTTGGCTTTTGCTTTTGCAACGATTACATTGCCCGCTTTCCTCAGAGCGGCGCGGCCACCCTTGCGCTTCACGTCATTGCTGACAGTCGCAAGCTTGGCCATCAATGCATCGATACCGGTAATTGAATACTCTACGCCATCAGCCATCATTTGCGCCTTCTGAGCAGGGAAGCGTGAAATACTCAAGACCGCTGACAGGGTCCGGCAACACGCCCTCGATGTTGTAAATTTTCCCGCGAAAGAGAATGCGGCAGTCCGGAGTTACATCATCCCGCCGGCGGATGGTGATCCTGGTGGTGATGACGTTCTTGAAAGCCTGGGCGGCCACGAACTCTCTTGCCGAAAGAGGATGGACATCAGCCCATACCCCACCGTCGGTGGTCGTAGAAATGAGGTTTACCCAGCCCTTAACCATTTCGCCGCTTTGCGGATCCTGAACCATCACGGGCTTTTGCGGTATTACCCGGTGCCGTAGCTTTCCAGCCTGCATAGTTACCCCTTTGGCTTTCCGCTAAGGTAAGTGTTTGTCGTGATACCTTCCTCCTCATCCTCGCCAAAAGACTGGCAGAGCATGGCAACAAGCGCTTCGTTCGATTCAGCTAACCGGCTTATTGCCGCGGTCTGCTCCCGCTTGGCTACCGTCTCCGCTGTCAGCGCTTCGATCAATTGGTTTACCAGTTGCTCGTTCATATGCAATTTTCATCCACTTTTTTAGCCACTCTCGGCGGCGTTCGCAGCCCGCACAGGCCATAGAAACTCTCCTAAATTACCGATGGTTCCCGAAGGTCATAGATCAGCATCGTGACAGCAAACGGCAGATTGCCCTGCTGCAACTTCTCCTCCTCTTCACCACCACGGTTGCGATCCATATAGCCCAACAGCACGAGCAGCGCATTCTGCACGCGAGTCAGCGCCTCAGTGTTCTGAATAACTGCGTCATTCTCACCGACTATCAAAGCCCTGCTGCCTTGGATATAGGCAAGAATTGCCGCGCTGCCGCCCTGAATTTTCAATGTCAGATCGTCGTCGCCGTAGTCATCATCGATGCGCAGATGGGCTTTTGCCTGTTCAAGGCTCACAAGTTCGATCATGGTTTACCGTCCCGCCCACGCTTGGCCGCCAGGGTCCACCCCTTCGAGCCATTCTCGCCAGGCTTGTCCGTGGTTACATCGTCGCAGTGCCAGAGCGAGCCGCCCCAAGTCACCGTATCGCCAGGCAGGTAGCCTTCTCCATTTTTGAATACGCCGCGGTAGATCATGACGGGGAGACAGAAGGATTTATTCACGACCGTGCCGCTGGCCATTGAAATGCTGACCTCAAAGGTTCGCGCCTCGGTCTGCTTGATGTCGGCGGCAGACATCCCGTCAACCACACACTCCCATCCCTTCATACCTGTTGTTTTCTGGTAAGCCCGCCACAACCCGCCAGAATGGGTGGCGTAGGTACCACGTGGATAGGACTTGGTTTCATCGATAGCCGGCTGGATCTCCAGTTGCAAAGCATCCTTACCGTCAACGCCATTTTCTGGCGCGGGAACGGATGGAAGCGCTGCTACAGCATCTGTAACGGCAGATGCCACCAACGCGCCTACGTCCGGCGGTTCCGGCGCCACCGGCAGTGGGATCGCCGCTACAGCTTCGTCAACCATGCCTTTAATATCGGGCAACTCTGGCGCAGCAACCGGTGGGATCGCCGCCACAGCGTGAGCAACGGCGGAATCAACCAACGCGCCTACGTCCGGTAGTTCCGGTGCCACCGGTACCGGGATCGCCGCTACGGCTTCGGCAACCATGCCTTTAATATCGGGTAGCTCTGGCGCAGCAACCGGCGGGATCGCCGCAATGGCGTCAGCAACAGCGGATTCAACTAATGCACCTACGTCCGGAAGTTCCGGCGTTATCGGTGCCGGGATCGCCGCCACAGCGTCAGCGACAATGCTTTTAATATCAGGCTGTGGTGTATCCTTTATCGCCTCCAAAATGGCTGTAAGATGCTCTATTTTCTTGGTAAAGGAATCAGCCTGATCCTTCAAGGCATTCTCAAACTGCTGCTTAATTTCGGTAATCTGCTCGCGAACGGCGCCACCGATCTCCTTCAATATGGATAATTCGCGGTCATTCATGAGTTGATTATTCCTTTCAGCACGGTTTTTACGATAAAGGCTTCACTTTCTGAAAGTGCCTTATTACCAGGATCTGCGGGGTCATCATCGGCCGCTGCCGTTGCAGCACCGGAGGTGCTAAACGGGTCAGGACGAGCATCACGTTTCGCCAGCGCCTCGAGGCTGTAGTTTTGCTGCTGGAGATAAGGCGATTCACCACCGACAACCGGCGGCATGTTCTCTTTCTTCCTGGCCTCATTCGGCGAGAGCAACGCACTTTTAACGCCATCGCCCAACACTTTGTAGCGAGTTTGCGTATCCATGCGCAGCAGTACATCGAGGTCAAACTCAACACCTGTTTTTTTGTCCAGAGCCAATCCCTCATCCATCAGTATTTCCATGGCCTCGATAAGCGACTGCAGACATTGAGAATAATATTGCTGATCTAATGCTTCGATATTGCTAACCGCTGGCAAATTCCCAATCCCGCCCTTATAAAGGGGAACGTGGAACGTTGAAAAGATAATTTCCGCAGTCATTTTCAACTGTTCTACCACTTGAGAGTCAGCCGCGCTCATGGCCATTGGAGCATAAGTAGCCCCGTCAGCCAGCACCGCAGTACGACCTGCGTTTTCACCTGAATACCCAGACTCCCAGGACTCTTTGATAATTGCTATTTTCTCTTTACTGACGCTACCAGGTAGGGTGAGCACCCCTGCTGGTTTACCGCCATTCTTGAAGAACAGCGCGTTGCCGTTCTGGATGTAAAACCCCTGCATTGCAGAAATACCGCAGGCAAAAATTGGAGATAGTCCAACCAGTGGATGAAACAAACAGTTGAATCGGTCGTGAATAATCTCTCTCGCCGGCACAGTTACCGACGTATCAAGGCCGGAGATGTTATCCGCCATCAGCTGGTAGAACACCGCCCCATCATCGGATACCAGAGGGGTAACGCGATTGGGATCCAGTACACGCCATTCCTTCACATCACCTTTGGCATCGCGCACTTGCAAAACGTAGGTGTTGCCATGGGCCAACTTGGAGATCAGCCAACTCTCAAAAAACTGTATCCGAGTCTGGATTGAATTTGGTTTTGCCAGCAGCCTGGCGATCGGGTTGTCTTTATCTATATCCTGCCAGATACCATCCGAGGTTTTCCCTTTAAGCAAGGCAGGCATTTTTGATATATCGCTGGATATCAGGCTAATGCACGTAAAGACAGCGTGGTTAGCCAGAACAACATCCTGGCTTACCTCGATATTTTTCTGCCAAGCTCCCGCAAATGCCTCGCGGATCAGCGAAACCCAGCCACCACGGCTGTTAGGTTGCTGTAGCGATTTTTCTTTTCGCTTAAAGGGATTCCACATCAGTCTTTCTCCGTGCGATTTTTCTTGCTGCGACGTCCACCAGCACGTTTTTCACTGATGTATTCCACTTTGCCCAGCAGCCACAACACTCTGGCGCACTGGTCATCAATCTCTTTCTCTTCACCGCGGAAAGAATCATGAGTGCTCTTCAGGTAGATGACTTTTGCCATGCAAAATGGCGGGGAAGATCCCCGCCCTCCTTCTATCAGGTTGTAGAGTTGGCACCGTAGTTAACGTTGGTAACGCGTGCAACAGCTGCGCTACGGCGACGCTTCCAGTTAATCCAGCGCTCTGCGCGGATTGCTACACTGTTGGTCTGCCACATAGATACCAACTCGGTACCTGTTGGCGTAACGCTATCACCCGTTGGTGCACTCTCCATTTCCAGAGAAGCTTCGCTGGACATGTCAACGGCTACGCCGCCGTCATCCGCCAGGTAGATATCCGGCGCATTCACAAGAACCAACTGATTCCCAACGTACTGTGAAACGATCGCTGGAAGTCCTTGGAAAGTCCCGCCAAGCATGGTCATCTCAGGGTATTCCTTCTGACCCAGCGGGTTCTTACGCATAGAGAGCGCCAGCGCAGTGGTACTGGACATGAGCCACACGCCGCCTGTCGGTTGCAGTTCGGCATCAATGAATTGGCCGAAGGCAGCTGCAGCATCATCGTCTGGGTTACCAGTTGAAGGGATACCCACAATTCCATTGGTGATCGATGCCGGTGATACTCCCGCAACCTCCGCTTTCGCCGGGTTAATGAAGTCAGTATCCAGACGAGCAATAACTGACTCTGCCAGGCCATTACGAACCAAGGCATCGGCTGATGGCGTGGAGAATCGGATCAGCTCTTCGGTCAGTACAGAAATTGCAGCAACTTTGGCAAACCCGAAAGTGATTGATTCAAAATCGAATTTGGTTAATGGCTTCGGCTTACCCTGGCCAACCCATTGCGCAGCACCGCCGCTGGTCTGAGCATTAACACGAATGTTGAATGGCACTTGGCGCAATGCTGGAATACCACCCTGACCAAAGCGACCAATAATGGTTTGAGGACGCAGGAATTCAACGAAGTCATTCGCGAAATCCTGATATTCGACCAGAGAACCAGCCCAAGTAGGATCGGTTGTGGTACCAGCACTCACCGCCGCCTTCAGGACGTGGTGCAGCTTGGTGTCATCCGGATACTTACTTTTTGCAATTGTCAGCGCTTCAGAACGGATCCCCTTGGCTGCCGCAAGCGATTTGGTGAATCGGGCGAAGGCAATCCCTTTTTCAAGCTTCTGCTCCACACGAATGATGCCGGGTGCGCGGTTGTCCACGACGGCCACCGTGCCGCTTGCTGCCTTAGCCACTGGCTTGGCGCTATTAGCCTGAGCCTTTTCCATGTCATGTAGGCGAACCAGATGGATGTCCACGGATTTAATTTCTGACGAGTTCAGCTCGTACTGCTCTTCTTCTTCGGCATCCAGCGTGCGGCCTTCTTCGGCAGCCTTGGCCATGATGGTATCCAATGCCGCTGCCAGCGCTGAACGCTTAGACTCGAAGCTCTTGATCTGCTCTGCGAGGTTCATATTTTTTCCTTTATTTTCAGTTAGTTTTTTTGCTGTAGCGCCAGCGGGGGTATTGAGTTTTACGACCGGTTTTTCATTGCCTGACGCGGCGAAAAACTGATGGTCGAGAGATTTAATGGTCTGGATGGTGCAATCGGCATTTGCCGGGATAGTCACGGCTGAAACCTCGAAGAGGTCCCATGAGATAAATTTGATCCCGTCGTCCAGGTAGGAATATTCAATTGGCAAGAAACCAATGGATAACCCACCAACAAGCCCCGATTTGATTGATGCCCATGCCTCATCAAGGCGGGCGGCCAGTTGTGACGGCATGTCCGGTGTTGGCTTCACCAACCTGGCGGTGATCTGGATCCCCTCTTTCACCAGCGACGGTGTGCAGTTGCCGATCGGTTGAGACCGGTCGTGCTGCCAAAGGAATGGGGTACTTTCGCGAAACTTCGCGCCGGTTGGCTCCATGACGTCGCCGTAACGATCTGGTGTTGGTGTTGACGCAATGCCGGTAATTTCACGCAGTTCCTCGTTAACGGCCTTGAGCGTCATGAGGCTGTAGGCGCGTTTCTGCGTCTTATCAGTCATTACTGACCTCCTGAAACGGAAAAACCCGCCGAAGCGGGTGTGTTTTTGATGTGTTCTATCAAATGAAATGGACTTGGAAATCTCTCAGCTTGGCGGCCGGGTTTAGCGCCATCAGGGAAACGGCATTAAACAGGGCCATCAATGGGTCAATCTTCCCGGCACCGCTGACCTGCTTTGTAATGAGGATGGCGTTGCCGCGTGGCTCAACCTTGGCGTTACCTACACACCAAACCATCAAAGGCTGGCCACCATGGATCAGCCCGCCCTCAGCAAGCTTTCTTTCTGTAGTCTTGATCGCGCCGCCAAGGCGCCAACCCTGGCTGATGCCTACCACTTTTTCCTGATCGATTTCGGCAGCGACCAACTCATCCAAAATTGCGCCAATACCCGATGGGTCCACGCCGATCTTGTCGAGTAAATCCGCCGCCTCGATCATGGAAACCCGCTCGGCCACCTCCTGGGTATCCTGGCCAAGAAACTCAACCAGGGTAAGATCACCGGCAGCAACGAAGTCCATCAGCTTTGACGCCTCACTTTTACGCCGATCAAGCACCGACTGGTGCGCCCAGGCATGCGTCCAGGCCAGCCACTCACGCGTGGTTTTATCCCGGCCAACGACCGCCATACCCAGTAAGTCATCCAGCCCACCGCCATCGATGCCGACCGTGACCACCTCAGCCCGATCCAGAATTTCTTCGAAACTGACGTTTTTACGTGCCTGGGCTTCCCAGAACTCGGCGCCTGCCCAGCGGTCGCTGCGCAAGTTGAGACCCATCTCGACATTGAGATGTTTCGCCAAGAACTGCTGCAGCGTGCCGCCGGTTTTGTTCTGGTTTTTCTTCAGCTCGTCAACCAGCCACTCGGCGCTGACAGAACGTCCAATGTTGGGGTTGGTGATGTAGAAGTTTTCAGGCTGCAAGTAGCCCTTGGATTCAATGATGTGATCGGGGAACTCATACAGGATGCCCAGCGTCTTAAGATCTGGGATCTTGCCATCACGAACATCACGCCAGTAACCCAATTTATCCTTGAACACGCCCGCCGGCGGATCATCGCTTTGGGTTGTGAGGTAAATTACCCAACCCTCATCACGCGACACCTGACCACCCAGCGCCTCCATGAACATGGCCTCGGCGTTGGCACGCTT